CTCTTCGGGTACTGAATGCGTTTCAGTCAATGCCATCTGCGATGGATTGAATGCGAGCTGCGTAATGTCCATCGGGCTCGAGAACACTGCGGGCGTGCCACGCATTGCACCTGTAGTCGACGCCACGAGCGCTGCCTTCACCTTGTCCTGGTCAATTGTGAATACGCTATCGGCATTTGGCTTCGGACAAACGACGTAAGGTGGTATGCCAAGGTTCACAAGACTGGTGCGCGAATACGCCATTGCAGATTCATCAGCCAGCACCTCATCGACAAGCGCACGCACTGGCGAAAGGCCCAGTCGATGATTGTCAGGATCAAGCCCATAGCGAAAGTGGATGATGTCCTCGAGCTCGATGCGATAAGGTGCGCCATCAGTCTTGACCTCGTAATGCGAAATGAACTCACTGCCATCAACCGGCCATTGTGGTGAAACGAGATCGGAATGTAAGAGCCACAGTTCGCGCACTTCACCGTTCGCATTGCGCCGCTTCAAGAGATACACATTCCCATTCACAAACCAGTAATAAGCAAATGCCTTGAGCATTGTTGCGCCGGAATAGTACGGATTTGGTTTCTCCCACAGTATCGCCAGCGGATGATCGTCAACGGGTGTCCATTCATCAGGCGCATCAGGCGCAAGCACCTGCACGGTCGGCTCAGCAAACACAGTACCCGCCCAATTGACCGCCGACATAATCAGCGACGACTCGGTGAGGTTGGGCTCAGCAAGCGAGACGACGTTCGTTTGTGATGGCCAGTCAGGCCAGAACACCTGTGCGCCAAATGAGCGCGTGGCGGATGGATAAGCAGGAAAGCGGAATGCCTGGTATGCAGCTTTAACGCGTTCAATGATAGCCATAATCACACCACCGTAATCTCAACCATGCGTTTCGAAATCATCAGTTCAGTGAATCCATGCACCATTGCATCGAGCCTGTTAGGTGATTCGCCGCCTGGTTGCCATGAGCACATCTCGTCCTCAAGTTCCGGAAAGCACCCCACGTGATGGATTCTCTGCTGTTGATAAAATGAACTGATCGGCTCAGCCCGCGTCAACTTACCACGGCTGGCATGCACTCCGCGATAGCTGACGCTTGGATCAATCGAAGCGATAGTCTGTCGCACCATCTCGCCACCCTGATTCGTCTCAGCAACAAGTCGATCAGCTTTCCACTTGTGATATGCCGTGACCGCTTCCCTTGCCCACGCATGCGGCGCGCCCTGCAGCGATACATCATCGAGCAAGTACCCCTGCCCATCAGCACCAATCCCCTGCACCGTAATCCCGCATTCATTCCCGCCACTCGTTGCGCTTGGATCGACGCTGACAACAATGCGCGACAGTTCAGGTGCACGCATCACCCTCGCATCTTCGATCTCATCACGTGTCCACAGTGCATCCGGATTGTCATCAAGAATCTCTGCGCCCAATTCCTGTCGGCCAATGCGCGTGCCTTCATACAGCCTGTACAGTTCACTTCGCACAGACTCGTGCAGGTACGGATTGTCCTGCGTAGTTGCGCGTGTAACGACAGTACCCGGATCCTCGAGCAAATGCTTGAGCAGAGTTCGCGGCTTGGGTGTAGTCGAAATGATTACACGCGGCCTATCCCCGAGCCGCAATCCAAGCCGCATATTCGTCCAACAATCATCGAGCTGTCGCGCGGCTGCCATCTCTTCGAACCACACGAGGTGATGCTGCGGCCCACGCAAGCGTTCAGCATCATCAGGCGTATGTGCACCAAACAACGTGCCCTGCGCGCCATTCGGCCAGTGCAGCTCACCCCACGAGCGATTGAACTTTACATTGCGATTGAAGCTGAGGATTCCGGTGACACCTTCAACACAAGTCTTGCGCGCATCACCAAGCGTTGGTGCAATGATTGCGATGCGATGACCGGGATTGGCTCGAGCGTACGTGTCAACGTAGTGTGCATTGGCGAATGTCTTGCCACCACCACGACCTGCAAGGAGTATCCAGCGCAGCCAGTCACCATCAGGCGGGACCTGGTGCGGAAGCAACACGTAGCGTGGTGCGAGTCGTCGTCGCCTGCGCAGTTCGAGCTCAACCGATGCTCTCTGCGCTGGCGAGAGCTTCCAACTCTTCGTCACTGAGTTCCGTAACATTCACGTCCTCGATGTGAATGTGCTGATGTTCGCGCCAGTTGCGCCGGCACTTGAGATAGAAAATTTGCGCAGTAGTGTTGCCCTCGAGTGCGGATTCAATGAGTGCATTCTCGATCGCATCACCTGTTGATTCACGTGCATCATGCAATGCCTTTGATGCTTCCGGAGATTTCTTAATGCGCACGGCAATGGGTGTCCATGATCGATTACATGCGCGAGCAACGGCAGCAATATTGCCACGATGTTGATGGATCAATTCGATCAATCTCTTAATGGGCACCGGCATATTTTATAATCACTATTCCCACTATCTATGCTCAAACCTCTCCTCCATCGCTATGCGATACGCCTCATACGCTACACCTTCCGATGGCGATTCGCATATGGGCCCGAATTCATTCACGTAGTTATACACGCACTGATCATCGAAGATCATCGAGCCGCGAATCAGATCAGGTCCGCCAAAACACACATATGCCTGCCGCGCTCCAGTGTCACGGCGCAATTGCTGCAAGAGCAATACAAGCGAATCCACATTGTGCTCTTCACTCTTCGGCTTCACTTCAAACCAGGCATTCCAATCTTCGATCCAGAAGTCCGGTAAGTATGCCTTGCGGCGCACGATGAATCCTTCAGGTTCATACTCCCAACGCACTCCGAGTTCCTGAAACATCACCGCCCAGCGCGCCTCAGTGCGTGAGCGAAAGTAACGCCCGGCATATCGCGTCTGGATGACGCGACCAACGCGAGTGTCAGTTGGAACTGAGCGCGGGAGGTTCATTCGCTTGCTTCCTTCTCGAGCGCGGCGAGTTCATCCTCAACCGCAACGTGATAGCCCTTGAGCCATGCATCAGCACCTCTGCCTGAACTGTACGACGGTAGCCGCTTCTCAACCCGCTCCACGAATGCGCGGATAGCATCCAGCTTGTACTGCCGCGCTTCGTCCTCAGTCAGAATCACAAGCTTCACTGTCGGATCAATCGGCTCACTCATATCGCCAGTGTCTTACCTGCAAGCGCAAATGCAAGCGCAAACACTCCCGCAGCAAACAACAATCGCCCAAGTTCGCTGATCTTCGGATTGGTCGATAGCGCATACGCCAGCGCTCCTAGTATCGCAAACGCAATTGGAATCAGCATCGTCATCATCACGTTTCTTCCTTCCTGAACGTTCGCTCGAAATAATCAAGCGTAATCGGTTCGGTGAAATAGTGTACGTCGCCTTTCTCGTTGCATGCCTTGCAGCGATATGTGCGCTCATGTGTTCGGTGCCTGGCGCGCGGCAGATGTATGGGTCGCATTGCATGGCACTTATCGCACTCGAAGATCCCATAGACAAGCGAGTCAGGATTCATTTCCTTCAACACGCTCCCAGATCACCGAATGCTTTCGCTTGCGCCACTCCGGTTCGCGATACGGCTGCGCTGATCGCTTCTCACGCGGCGCAGCAGAACACGCGCACGGTCGCGCAAAAGTATTCTCGCCATATGAATCCGGCACTTTCTGTGCAAGCGTCTGCCATCCAGCACCTTCGCAGTAATAGCACGAATCCTCTGGCGCTTTCAGTGGCTGGTACCGCTCGCGCCGATTCTCACGCATCTCCTCAACGATGCGCACTGAGAGCTGATAGAGCTCGCCTGGCTGTAATGCCGCACGCACCGTTCGCTCACGCAGCGCGCGATAGTAGCACTCAGTCAAGCGGTCCTCGGGTATCGGCTCACACACGTGAGCCCATTCCGCAACCTCGCGTTTCAAGTCCTCGTCATCAAGCTCACGAGCTCCCGCCCTGCGCCTTGTTGAGATCACGATCTCGGACAAGGTCTTGAACCACTTTGTCGATTTTTGCGTTCGTTCGGTCATCATCCCTGGCATTCTCCTTTCGTCGCGGGAACTCACGATTCAGCCATCCAAGAAACTTTTTAGGCGTTGGTTGGATTCCTTCGATTTCGCACGACACCTGATACGCTGCGAATGAACGTCTCACATCGCGATCCGCGTAAATTTCACGATCCTGAAGATCATCGAAAAATGCATCAGAAAAATCCTGTGTGTGTGTGCTTTTGCTGCCCTCCAAACCCTCACACACACTACCTAATTTTCTACTTACCAATTCCTCTTCTTTTGAAGATGAAGATGAAGATGAAGATGAAGAGAAATTTACATCAGCGTTACCGCGCTGCTTTTCGCGCAACCGACGAACTCGTAACTTTGTGGATTCTCTTGACTTGTGTTCCCTTTGCATACGCCTGTTGACTACCTGTACATTTTTGTTACCAAACGTTACATGCGCGGTTTTTAATCTATTTAGCTCATCAAGTGCGCGTCGCATTGCACGCGTATTACAGCCACAAATTTGAGCCAATTCCTCTACTGTTCCAGAGACGATTCCGGTCCGTCCGTTCTCATGCATTGCGCACAGCAATTCGATCCAGGCACCACGTGCTGCAAGAGAACATTTGCGTAGCTGCGGATCCTTCTTCCAGTCGCCAGGATAAAAGAGAAAAGCTGGTAACTTCGGCGCTGGCCGCTTTGACATGTGGTTCAGTCATCTAGTGAGGTGAGAGTGTTAGTGGATTGCTCCCGCGGGCGGGGCATTTAATTTTCGGCTGCTCGTCTTGCTATATCTGCGGAGACAAGCGCTTCGGCGTCTTGTAAAACTCCTTCCGGAATTTCAAAAGGCAACGGCAATTGACGCCCGCTATTCCGCTTGTATAAGACAAAGCCATAGGCAGTGCTTTCAATATATGCCAGGCCCATCTTTGCGAGTTTCAATGTAGTTTGGCGTAATTGAGGAGTCGTCATATTCAGCATGTCTTTGCGAATCAGTGCGCCCGGCACAATATTGCACCCGTCATCTTCCATATTCTTGACGTCCTGCTTGTTCGCTATCGTGGAAGCTATCGGTGGCGCCCCTCGTCCGGCTGCCCGAATACCAGCAAACTCCTGGAAGAATGCGCTAATATCCTGACGCAAACCTTTAAGCGTTAACTGCTGCTGGAAGAACCTATCGTAACCAATCGTTTGGAAGTAATTGATAACTTCCCTCGTAGCCGTGGTCTTGCCTTGCACCACAAGCGATTGAATGTAAGATCGTGCCTTGCGGCGCATTTCTTTCTTGCGGTCTTTCATTGTCGGGCGAAATTTAGCTGACACGGCTTAAACCTCCTTTTGCTTTGCGCAGTTCTGGTCGTTTCTTGTAGATGGCGTCACGCCACTCTTGAAGATCAATGGAAAATTCATCAATCATTCCCAAAAACCATTCATCTTCGTGCGGTGTAAACTCGGCAACAGCTTCTGACGGCTTGCCCATTACGCCTCCCGCTTCGAAGATTTTCGCCACCTTATGAAACTCATTAAGCCACTTCCGAATACGTTTGATAGTTTGAACTTCCGGAGCGTTTGAAACCTCTTCGTGGAGTTCGGCAACGCTGTCAGGACGTATATCTGCTGGAATGCGTTCTAGAATGCGGGCCTCGCGTTCCTCGCGTCGCTTTTCCTGTTGCAGTTCTTTGACCTGTTCTTCGGCTTCGTGCAACGTGACTTCGCCGTTCTTCAATGCTTGGTAAAGGTCAGGGGCTTCGTTGGCAACAAGTCGAGCTTTAACGGCAGAATCCCGCGACACACCCATGAGTTCCGCCGTTTCTTCCAAGGAAGGAATTCCTTCTTTGGCATGGTTGCCCCCATGCGTCGCTGTTGCTAATTCCTGGGCAATTGCACTCCGTTGCCCTGTCGTCAGGTGTCTGCGATGCAGATTCATTGAAACAACAAAATCAACGGGCGAGGCTTTTCCTGGATAGAATCTGTGATAGTTGGGTTGTATGCCCAATTCGTTACAGGCACGCCAGCGATTGCGCCCGTCAAGCACCTGGTCTTCATAGATCCATATGGGATTCTTAAGCCCATATTGTCGTATGTCTGCCTTCAGTGCTTCGTAGTCCTCATCCGTCATCATCGGAAAAATATTTGCAACTGGATGAAATTCCATCACTCACCCTCATCCCTATCGTTCAAACTCGATCGCGGCACATACTGCGTGAGATATGCCGCCACGCTGAAGCCACCGAGCGCTACGCCGGCCACGATCCCCACGACCATGCCCACCACAAACCAGATCACAGCTCACTCCGGTAGCGATTCCGCGCCCAATCATCGCGCCGCACCTCGTAGGACATATCGCGCTCATACGACTCAACCCAGAACGAAAGCTGCTCAGCAACAAAGATGAACATGGCAGTGGCACCCATAACTGCGCCACACAGGAATGTGCCAATCAGCCACAACATTGCTGGTTCACCTGCGCCGCCTTGCTGCACGCGCCCTTGCTGCGCGCACGTGATGATCCGATGGCTGGTTGATCAGCCAGACAACCAGGACCATTGCTGCGCCGATACCTACAAGCACGATAGTCGCGTAAAGGATCATCTCAATTGGTCCGAGTGCCATATCGCCTTCACGTTCGCGCGGAAGAGATTTAGCCACCCTCAACTGCTGCTCGTTGCCACGTTTGACAGCTGAGCGATATTTCTCTCCCGCGCGAATCCGGGGGGCGCATTGATCGTGCGTGAGCACCCGAATCCTTCCCCGATCACCAGCTTCCCCTCAGCCCTGATTTGCAATTGAACAAGAGGAGAGAAGCCAGTTACGTGATACCGAGCGCTCACGCACGAATCTCATGGGGCCATTCAACATTTTCACCAGTCAGCGTTGTGCACTCTACAAGGAGCGCTTTCCCAATCTCGAGCTGCGACGCCAGGATCATCTGAAGCACCAGCAGGCACTGCTCTTCGAGTTCTGGATTCTTCGTAGCTTCAAGGTGCATCAAAACCTTCGTACGCTTCGTCTCGAGCGCTTCCTGCTGATCAATCAAATCCTTGAAGTTTGCGCTTAGTTCCAATCCCTTTCATCCGCCAAGCGAGCGCCTTAAGGCGCCAAGCTCAACTACCAGGCCATCAACTATCTCCTGCAATCGCGCGCGCCCGTCGCGGCAATGCGACAGGTCGCGATGCAGCTCATCAATCGTTGCCTGACGCACCCATGCAGCCACGAAGAAGCCACCAGTGAATGCAGCGGCAATCAGCGCGACTATGATGAGTGCGAGTTTCACGGCGCTATTTGATCCTGATGCTTTTGCCTCTCTCGCCAAGTTCCGCAAACGGTAATTGCTCACCCGCCTCGAGCATTTCACGGATCATCGGATTCATTGGCTTGCGCACAAACTCGATGAACTCATCCGGAATTGATTCAAGCGGTGCAGTGATGATCAGCGGCGCTATCCCGCCGTTCTGTGCAGCTGTCACGCGAAAGCGCGCCGTTTCGAGCGTCTTGATGGCATGCACTTCGAAAAAGCTCAGCAGCCGGCCCTTGAGCCGGTCAACCGTATTCGCGTCAATCTGTGCCCGTTCCGCCAGCCGCTTCGCTTCTGCCTTGCGCGCATCGCGCCGCGCTTCCAGTTCGCGGATCAGCCCGCAATAGTTATCCACCTTGTCGCGTGTTGCCTTGCCAGTCTCTTCGAGCCAGGCATCAATCGCAGCTTCAGCGACTTCATCCGGGAGCTCCCCACCGCATTCGGTGAGAAGCTCTTCGAGTGCGGAAAGATCCGCGGAGATTTGATAGAGTGTCGCGCTCATCGGGCCGCCCCACCTCTTCGATCCATCTCAAGCCGTGCTGCCCAGTCCTCGAATTCCTCGATACACGCAACCATCTGCCCCTCGTTGAGGTCAGCGCGCTTGTCAATGCCCACCAGGTCTTTCATTCGTGCCTGAATGTCAGCATTCGAAATGCCATATTTGCGCAGTTCGCGAATCAGCCGATCAAGATCAGTCACAATCTGAATGAGCTTCTCACGCCCATTGCCATTTGGTTTCTTTTCCGGTTCGATGAGTGCTGGCTGCTCCGGCTCGTGCAGGACCACATCAGGTATCGTTTCGATTTCGCTTTCATCCAGGAAGCCGAGCCCGCATATGGAAAGCGTTACGCGCCGCTTGGATTTAGTCTCCGCCTTCATAATCGCATTGCAGAGCAGATCGCCTTTAAGGTTGCCGATTGACACTGCGCCAATTGATTCATCGGTCCTGCCTTCAGGCGTCGTTGCGCGTGCCGTGACTATGTAGACATCGTTGATATGCTCGCGGCTTACGATCTGGATTGATACCTGATGGATCTTGCGCAGCTGGTCAGTGGCATCGCGCCGCGCGTATAGCGTCAGCTTGCCGTTCAAGGTGATGTACTGAAATGGCTGCGTAAGCGGGTTCAAACCAAGAGTTCGACAGGTTGCGTTGTAATAATTGATCCGGTCCTGGCTTGAGAGCTTGTGCAGATCACCGGTTGCAAGCACGCGCTCGATGATGGCGGCATACTCCTGGTGCTCACTTTGAGTTGCTATTGCTGTATTCAATTTGTTAGATTCTCCCTTGTTGATCATTAGGTGTAGTGACTCACCCGCGCGGCGAGCGCGGGTGTTTTCTTTTATGCTGATCGCCTGAAAGCTTTCTTCGGATCGAATGGCCGTTCAACCTGGCGGTTGATCCAGTCCCTGACATCCTGCTCACGCCACCTGAGCTTGTTGCCGAACTTGATGCGCGGCAGAGTCTTTGTACCTCCGCCGCGCACATAGATCGTTTTGACTGCCAGACCCGTAATCTCGGCCACTTCTTCGATCGTCAGAAGCTTATCGATCATTGCTTTAGCTCCCTTCCAACCAGCATCCATTTTTAGAATGGCCCTGACATCGCGCCAAAATAATAAAGCAGACAAATCAGAGCAAAGATCACCAGGACGGAGCTGATGAGCGCGATGAGCATTTTGCGGTTTTGGCTTGTCATCGCTTCAGTTCCCTTTGCCAGCGTGCCATCTGCTCGTGCCGCTCGCTGGCAGTCACTGGCCCTTCGCCTTCAAGCCGGCGCTCGTAGACCGCTTCTGCCCTGTTCTGCTCATAGCTCCCCTGGCACTGGTCATCGCAGAAATAGCGCTCGTAATCCTCATCGTAGATTCCGCCTTCAGCCCAC